CAGCTTCAAATGATGCTAGAAACTCTTGCCTAAAAGCAAAGCTGGACATGGATTGTTTAGCAGCTTCAATTTCCTTTGCAGGGATTAAGGGGTTATCATAAGATGAATAATGGAATCCAGTCCACTCCTCATCTTTACCACTCTCTGCATATTTATATAATTCGTAAAAGTGATTACGACCTTTAGGAGTTCCTATGAACATGGCTCCACCTTGTACATCGGCTAGAGCTGGTCGTAAGATTTGTTCCCAAACATTAGGTTTAATGTCTGCGTACTCGTCAATCACTACGAATGCTAAACCGACACCACGAAGTGTGTCAGGTCTATCTGCACCTTTTAAGAAAATCTTTCTTCCATTTACCAAGGTCAAGATGGAAGTGTTTTCATGTGCAGCTGTTATAACTTCATGTCCTAGTTCCTTTAGCAACCCCCAAAGAATGTCTTTAGCTTGTTGGTAGGTTGGAGCAACATAGAATACATCTTTATTCTTACTCTTTAACGCTTCAATGAGAAGCATCCATGCAGCTAAACGACTCTTACCAAAGCGTCGTCCTGCTGCTACAACTTTAAAACGAGTCTTGTCGTTAAATACCTCAAGTTGCTTCTCATGTAATTTTACTTGTAAATTAGCCAAAATTAATTAAACATACTCGCTTTTTTTCTATCTGTCTCTAATCTTTTTTTATTTGCTGTTTCATTGTCGTAGTAGAAAGCTTTATTATTTTCTATAGCTTCTCTTGCAAGTCTGTAAACATCTTCTTCAGTTTTAGCTTTCTTTGCTATCTCTAATCCAAGAGCATTATTAAACCTATCCATGTCGGATTCTTCTTTGTAAAGGTTTCGATCTTGCTCAGAAAATTTCCACTCATTGTAATTGCCTAAACCTTTTGCTATTGTCTCTCCAAACTTCCTAGCATATAAAGCAGAACCTACAAGATGGCGATAGGCATCACTAGCCCCAAGAACAGTTCCCTCAGAACCATAGAGTTGATTACCAGGTTTTTCAGCTACAGTTTTCATATCGAAGTATCCTGGCTTATTAAACCAGTCCACTGCTTTTGAAATTACAGCATAAGGGGTAAATTTATCCTCTTTGTCCATCGTCTTCTTTTATTTCCTCGTAGTCAGCTTCTTGTATTTCTTCTTCACTCGAATGTATCACTGTATCACCGACACCCATAATTTGGATGTTAATCTGATTACTCTTACCTTTAACTTTTTCTAGATAGTCAGCTGGAAGGATACGATCCATGACAATCTTTAGGCAAGCCATTTGGTCATCATCTGTATCGTCAAGAGCTTTATGTAGCACTTTCTCGACAATGTATTTACTTTCACGACCCAGCATCTCTGCTAAGATTTCTTGTGCCCTTGCTTTTTTAGAAACTGGTAGAATGGCATCACTCTTCCGTTTCTTAATGATTTTGTTCTTTTTGTATTCGATGGGTTCTAAACCCTGAGCCATGCGTTCTTTGTTTAAACGAACAAGGGCTGGTCTCCCTGCACCTGGACGACGACCACCTCTACGGCGGACTTGCTCAGCCACCCCGTCTTTATTTTCAGGAGTAGCTTCTGCTACGACTATCTCAATATCTACTGGCTTTATCTCTTCATTCATTCTTTACCCTTACGGAGAAAAGCAATTACAATTAATTGCCTATATAACAATTATATCATAACTTTTTAAGAAAGTCAAGTACTTTATGAAGAATGTTATTGGAGTACACTATGTGGAGGTGTTTCTTCACTTCATTCAGAAACTATGGGTATAGGGAAGCTGAGTTTCCCTGTTAAAGAAGATTATGATTAAAATACAGGTAAAAACTATTTTCATTCATTTAGAAGATTTCTCTTGACAGAATGAAAACATTCTGTTATAATAAGATCTTAATATAATATATATATAATAATATATATAATATATAATTAATAATATATATATATATAAATAATATAATATATATATATAAAATATTAAATAATATATACATAATAAAAAAGCCAGGAACAAACCTGGCTTAATTATTTTCTATGAATATAATTATTTATTCATAACATACATAGTTACTTCAAAGCCGAAACGGAGTTCGGTTGCAGAAGGAGCTGTCCACATGATTGTGTCCTTTCTTAGAAAGATTTAATTACTTCTCTAGCCTATATGTAATATTATACTCCTTTCCCTAGAATATGTCTTGCGTAAAATCATGATTTATCTTCTCGACCAGTAAGCGAGGAATGCCCCTAAAGGCATTTCGAGCTATGTAGGTATTAAAAATTAAAGAAAATCGTTTCTAGACCCCTTCCTGTTCGTTTAAAGAGTATCTTTAGTCTCGTTCGAGATGTCCTTATTTTATTCTTTTTTAAATTTTAATAATGGATCTTTGAAAAGACCCCTTTTTTACTTCTCGTATATTTATTGTGTACCTATAAAAATATCCAAACTAAACCAATACACCCCCCCCCTATACTTAACATCTGATTAAATAATAAGCATTGGTTAAGCTATTCATAAAGATTCTATTCATATATAAAGCCCTTAATAACATTATGGTTATAACATAGGGTTATATACTTGTCTTTATAATTAGGGGTAAATTGGAAATCTAATAATTGAGTGAATAAGAATCTTTTTTATGGTACATATAGCAATTAATTATATATCCATGCGATAATATAAAGAAAAGATATATAACATTGATAACAATTAACAATTGCTTAAATAATTAGCAATTTTAGAAAATAGAAGTATTTCAAAAAATATTGAAATACAATCAAAAATATTTGATAAAATCTATTGACATTTGAAAATACTTTGATATTATATCAAGTGTAATTCAATTATATAAAGGGTATTTCAAATGATTTATTTATCAATAATTAGTACATCGGTTATTATGCTATTTATATGGTGTATTAGCAAAGAGCCTGAAATAAAGAAGCCTATCGGATACGCTATTCTAGCATTTTGGTACATCGTGTTAGTGATTCAAATTATCAGTACATTTTCTTTTTACTTTAATTAAGGGGTTTAAAATGGTTATAATTAAAACAAAATACATTCCAGCTAACAATAGATCAGGTTCAAAAATAAAAGCAAGTGCCAATGGTTTCACGGCTTCAATATCTTATCCGCATCATTTATCTTATGAATTTTGCCATTTTGAAGCTGTCAAAGAATTAGTCAAAAAGAATAATTTGGATTGGGATATTTCAAACATGGGGTTTGGTTCAGATAATGACGGCTATTATTTTACATTTAATAATTCAAAAATGGGGGTTTAATCATGATAAATACTAATATTAATTTTATGGGATTCTATGAATCAATTCATAGCTATTTTATTGATCAAGCTATTGAATCTTATTTTAGCGATGATGATGGAAATTTTAATGATAAAGAAGCGGAAAATGTAAACTATAAAACTATTCATGATTCTTATATAAAAGATTTTACCGATGATTTTGAAGGATGGATCAAGGATAATTATCCGCTAACACCTTCATTTTGTAATTTAAAGCTTATAAGCCCTAAATATTACAATTATTCAACCGATGTAATTAATTGCGATATGCAAAAATCAGATGTAATTTCCATGAATAATTTCTTTAAAGATGATAAAGAATTTTTATCATATTTGAAGGATCGTACAAAATCATCAAGCGGATATATTTCCAATTATTCTTATGATGATGCTTTAAACAATAAAAATGATATTTTGATAGATTATATCCTTGAATTTTTAGTAAGAAAATTTGAGGAAAATTATTATCCTGATAATTTTGATTCTATCTATCAATCAATCTTATTTAATTAGTTTAATCTTAAAAAGCCTTTTTATAGGGCTTTTTAGGGCTTAAATTAAGCCGTATTTACAATTTTAAAGGGGTATATTATGTTTATTGTTAGCTATTGGGATAATGATCCAATTGTAGGATTATTTTTAAATCATCGAAAATTTGATGATAAAAAATCCGCTAAGGCTTTTTGTAAATTAGTAGATGGATCGATGGAAAGTAGATTAGTATTTCAATAAATAATAAGGGGCTATAAAAAGCCCTTTTTTATTTTGTAGGGGTATTTTTTGAAAAGCTTTTTAGCTTTAAGGGGGTTATTTTGTCAAAATATTTTAAAAAGATAAATTTTAATAGGGGGATAGCTTTACCCAATGTTACAATTTGTTACAAAGTTTTCGTTAAAAATATATTGACAAAAACCAATTTTACCTGTAAATTTTTTCATGAATGACTTTTTTAATAACAAAGGAGATTTTAAAATGAAAGCTAACATTCCATTAAGTTTTAACTCTGTCATGGAGGTTGATTTATCAGAGATAGAAGACGCTATTCTATTTGAAGAGTTAGAAGAGAGATATTATGAAGCAGTAGATCAAGGCACTATCGCACTTATTGAAGAGATATATAACGCTAAAAAACTAGATAAGCCTTATGAACATTTACTAAATAAACTTATAGAAAATACAACAGGGAGGATTCTATAAAATGAAAATTAAAGCGTGGAATTTTAATATAGTATGGGAAGACGGCACGGAAGAAAAAAATGTTGATTTACCAAATCACATAATGAATGACATTGAAGACTTTTTAAACTATTTGGAGGAAGTAGAAAATGACGACGAACATTTTAGAACTTGATCAAGTATGCAATATCACTCAAGAAGTGTATTTTGAAATTGTAGATCATTTTGGAATTGCTAAAAAATGTATTGAGCATGATCCTGACATTCAAGATGGAACACGCAACACTGAATATGGTGAGGAACTTTATAATCTTATTGAATATGCTGTTAAAAATGCTATCGACTATCAAGGGGACTAAAAATGACTAATATTCAATATAAATACAAATGCAGTGATATAGATAACCCTGATAATCATTATCATTTTGGGATAGAATATTCATCAGATTTAGAGGGAGTTTATATAGATCACATTGAATGGTATATTTCAGAAGAAGAACGAGACAAAGCATTTAATAATAGTGAAGCAATTGACGCAAACGAACTTTTGGGGGCATAAAATGAATTATGAGTATGACTATAACAGAGAAAAGCGAACCTTTGACTTATATGTCAATGACAAACTTGTCTATGGTCTCGCTTATTTAGACGATATGACAGACCAAGAGGCAGAACAACTTGCTGAAGATGTCTATATTGAATACATAAACAAAGCTAGGGACTTCTAATCATGGACATAAATTACATCGACGCACAATTAACCTGTATGAGTGTCGCAATATACCATGAGGCACACACACAAAGCGAAAAAGCCAAAAAGGCAGTGGGTGAGATCATCTTAAATAGAGCCAAACATAAACAATTTGGAAAAACCCCTTGCGAAGTAATACACCAAAAAGGTCAGTTTTTAGGTATTGAAGATCAAACACATAAAGAGGCTACGCAAGAGGATTTCTTAAAAACAAAGCTTATAGCGTGGCAAGTATGGTTTAAACCTGAAAACATTATAGGGAATAGACTTTATTTTTATGACGATTCAATTAAACTCAAAAAACATAAAAATGATTTAAAGATTGACAACTTGATTTTTTACTGAAATTTACAAAGTTTTGGATACTTTTAAATTTTTACAACTCAATTTTTCCTGAAAGGATTTTATAAAATGACTTTACTTATTATCGTTTTTATAGTAGGATTTGGACTCGGCTATGTGTTAGGAAACCGAGAAAAGAATAATGAAACATATTTTGGAGAGTAAAATGAAAAAATACAAAGTTTATGCAGAGAATATCGAAAAGCTATATATAGTAGTTGAAGCTGATAATATTACAGACGCATATTTAAAAGCGTATAAAGCAAAACAAAAAAACTTTAATTACACTTACGAACTAGACACTTTTCGAGTGTTAGCAAACAATGTGGAGGAAATTCCACCCTTTGAAGACTTCGCTAAAACACAATTAAACATTGAATTGGAAGATTTAAGAGAAGATTATTATAGAATCTATGGACTTTCAGAAAGAGATGATGTATAATGTTAAGAGAGAACATAATTTTTTATCGTAATGCTAAACGCTATTTAAAACTTATAGGGGTATATCATGATCGACGCATGGAAACAAAAAACTAAAAACTTTGGTGAGTATAAAATAATTTACTTGACAAAAAACACTTTTAACTTCTTTTGGGGCTATGGTTGGGATTCACAAGCGAAGTTTAAACGAGATGGAAAAACCTTTTCACTTCTTCAAAGACCAACACGCAGTATGCCAAGAGACATCAATGTTATTCTTTCTAAAATGATTGGGGTATAAGATGAGATGTATTGCTTGTAATGCTTTGTTATCTGATTATGAGGCGACACGCAAGAGTCAGACAACAGGGGAATATTTAGACTTATGCAATTATTGTTTAAATGACATACAAAACGATTTACTTTACACTGAACGAGAAGACTTAGCTACAAAAGAAACTCCGTCAGATGAAGATCACCAAGACTTTTTAGAATGGAAAGAACTATGAAATATCTAAAAATTTTTAAGATGGCTACAAGATTATTTATTCATACTTTTGAACACTTATCTACACAAGATGTTCAATGGCATGATACAATAAACGCTGATATAAGTTGGACTATACAAAGGAAACCTGATAATGAAAAAACCTGATTGTTGGCTTTACGAAGAGTTTGACACCAATGGCGAGTTAAGATCAAGTCAGATTTGGACGTTTTTACCAAGTGACTTACAACAAACCATTAAATTAAAAGATGTTCATCATGTAGAACTCACACCATTATACAAAGACATGAGAAGTAAACAAGTGTATAATAAAGAGAATAAATATGATTCAAAGAAACTAACAGAGGCTTTCTGTGGACTTTAATTATGCTATCATAGACGAGTTTGGCGACATCATACGAAAGTTTAGATGGTCACCAAGAGAAGCTAAATGGCATAAGGAACAAGGTAAGAATGTAATTAAATTAGCAGTAGAAAAACCAAAACCTTTTAACTTAGACGACTATGAGGAATGTTTATTTTGAGTCACTTTTTATACAATGAGAGATGCCCTAAATGCAGTGCCAATGGTGCTGATAAATCAGGAAATAATCTAGCTGTATATTCTGACACGCATAAATATTGCTTTGCTTGTGGTTATATTGACAAGGGTGACATCATAGAACGCTTTAAAACTAAGTTAAACACTAAAGTTGAGGTAAAACCTTTCACTCAATTTAACAATAGTGGCACTATGGATAGCAAAGGTATGACCTATTTAAAAAAATATGGACTAACTAACGATGAAATCAATAAAAATTATTTTTGGGATAGTGATGGCTATTTGGTATTTGATGGTGGTAGTTATCAAAACGCTAGAAATTTCACAGGACTAGGTGCTAAATACATTACTAGAGGAATTATTAGGAATAATGAACCAATTTTGCAGAATACGCAAAGTGACACCATAATTATTGTAGAAGACGCAATTTCGGCTATAAAAGTTAGTAGAGTGCTACCAAGTGTTCCTATACATAATTCAATTATACCCCTAGAACTCATTTTAAGGCTCTCTAAACGCTTTAAAAAACTTTTTGTATGGTTGGACAAGGATAAAAATTTTTCGGCTCTTAAACAGGCTGGAAATGCGAGATTACTTTTTGAAGAAGTTAGAACAATTTGGACTGATCTCGATCCAAAATGTTATTCAGAATCAGAGATAAAAAAATATTTAAATGTTATTGACATGGAGAAACAAGTATGATAGAATTAATTATTATTAAATATATATTAAATAATATAATATATAATAAATATATAAATAATATTATAATAACAAATAAAGAACTTGTCAAGCTTCTTTATTGCATTAAATCTTTACAGGAATCTTCTGATAAAGAACAATACACCATTGACGATCTAGAACTAAAATTCTTTTCTGATTATCCATTCTTAAAAGATGTTGAAAAAGAAATCTTCAATACAATATTCGAGAAGCTTCGCACATTGGAAGTTGATGAGACTCGTATCGAGGAATATCTTGAGAAGCAAAGATCAGCAGTCATGGCTCGTGAGGTTGCAGAGATGGCTCTTGAAGTCACAGAGGGTCGTAAAGACTTTAACGAGATTCTTGACAAGATTTCTAAGATGGAAATTGACAAACCTCTTGAGGAAGAGATTACATTCGTCACAGATGACTTGGAGGAGTTGTATCAATCACAAGTCACTACAAAGGGGCTTCGTTGGAGGTTAAACTGTCTCAATCAGTCTTTAGGTAGTCTTCGACAGGGCGACTTTGGTTTCTTGTTTGCTAGACCTGAAACAGGAAAGACAACATTCTTGGCTAGTGAAGTGACACACATGGCTACACAATCTGAAGGCAATATTCTTTGGTTCAACAACGAGGAACAAGGGACTAAAGTTATGATGAGATGTATTCAAGCCTCACTTGGATTATCTCTACCTGAACTCTACCGAGACCTCAAAGGCAATAAAGAAAAGTTTATCGAAAGAACTCAACACAAGATTAAGATATTCGACCAAGCTTCAATCAGCTACAAAGATGTCAATAAGATTTGTGAGCAGATTAAACCTAGCCTCATCATCTTCGATCAGATTGACAAGATTAAGGGATTTGAGCAAGATAGGAATGACTTGATGTTGGGTGCTATCTATCAATGGGCTCGTGAATTGGCTAAAGACTATGCCCCTGTAATTGCAGTGTGTCAAGCTGATGGCACAGGAGAAGGAGTTAAGTGGCTCAACATGGGTAATGTTGCTAACGCTAAGACATCTAAACAAGCTGAGGCAGATTGGATTCTTGGTATCGGTAAAACCAATGACGAGGGATTGGAATACATGAGACACTTCTGTATTTCTAAGAACAAGTTAGTTGGGGACTCTGACTCTGTTCCTGACATGAGACATGGTAAATTTGATTGTGTTATTAAACCTGATATTGCAAGATATGTTGATTTGTGATAGAATATTAATATGAACCCTATAATTTTAGATGTTGAAACAACCATTGATGTAAATGGAAACCCATTTTCAGAAAGGAATAAACTTTGCTATGTCGGAATTCATCATAATAATGTTTCTAGTTTATTTGATATTGAGTATAGTGGAAATCCGTACAGGGATAAACTTGACTCTATACAAAGTATGCTTAACAATGACTCTATTCTTGTTGGCTTTAACATTAAGTTTGACTTGCATTGGATAAGAAAATATGGAATTAATTTTATGGATAAGCGTGTTTGGGATTGTCAGTTGGTACATTTCATACTCACTAACCAACAGAATCCCTACCCTTCACTTAATAGTGTCGCTGAGTACTATGGTTTGGGTAGTAAGCTTGATGTTGTTGCTACTGAGTATTGGAGCAACGGCATTGACACCCCTGATGTACCTAAGGACATTCTTGAGCAATACTTAGAACAGGATCTTATTTTAACTAAGCAAGTATTTGAGAAGCAATATGAAGAAGTGATGTCTCTGCCAGTAGAACGACAAAGACTTATTAGCTTACACAATCAAGACTTGCTTGTCTTAGAAGAGATGGAGTATAATGGAATTTTATTTGATGAAGATAGGAGTTTAGAACTTGGTGCCTTATTGGAAGAGGAAGTCAGATTATTGGACGAAGAATTGGCTAAGACTTTTTCTATTGATGGTTTTAACTTTAATAGTAAAGATCATCTCAGTTGTCTTTTGTATGGTGGACGCATTACTATACCCAAGAAAGAAGTTATTGGAACTTATAAAACTGGTGAGAGAAAAGGTCAAGTCAAAGAGGGTTGGGTAGATCATCACTATGATATGCCTAGATTGATAGAACCATTAAAAGGAAGTGAGTTAAAGAAAGATGGGTATTATAGCACAGATGAACAGACGCTTAGAAGTCTTAGGGCTACAGGAGTTTCTAAAGGAGTTATTCAACTTATCCTTAAAAGGAGTGGACTTGAAAAGCGTAGAGGAACTTACTATTCAGGACTCCCTGAACTCAGAGAAAGTCAAGGTTGGCATAAAGGTCAGCTACATGGACAACTCAACCAGTGCGTTGCTAGAACTGGTCGCCTTAGTTCCTCAAAGCCGAATCTACAAAATTTTGATGGAGAAATAAAAGAACTGTTTTATTCACGATATTAGGAGAAAATTATGAGTGATGATGTATTTGAATATGATGATTCAGGATATGATGAGTTTGACCATCATGCTAAAGTTATGCAAGAAGAAGCTTATTTCTATCACACATTAGAAGACTTTCAAGCTTTTGTGAAAGAACTTGGTGCTAGATATGTTTTAGATGAGATGAGTAAAGAAACTAGAGAACTATTAAAAGGAGCATTAAATGACTAGAGATGAAATTGCATTAAAAGCTATGGAAGCATTAATTATTGCAGACCATGTAAAGAGAGAATATATTCCTGAAGAAGCCTATCGTATAGCAGACGCTATGTTAGAGTTAAGTGATGCTCATACAGGGTGATGCGTCAGCACTAGAGTGGCGATGTGCCGCTTTCTTAAGTCAAGATAAGGTAGCTTATGAAGAGATATGGAATAATGTCGATCAACACACTGATAATCAGACTCGATTTGGACTCCCATCAAGACTTATTGCAAAGACCTTTGTCTTTAGACTCATCTATGGCGGTTCGGCTTATTCTTATGCTAATGATCCTAACTTTGCTGAAGTAAGTAAATCAGAGAAGTTTTGGCAAGGAGTCATTGACGAGTTCTATAACAAGTATAAAGGACTTCACAAGTGGCATACGAAGTTAATGCAAGAAGCAACAACAACTAAAATGGTTAAACTTCCAACTGGTAGAATCTATCAGTTTGAACCTGAATTAAGACGAGGGGAGAAGGTGTTCCCTCGCACCACAATCTTGAACTATCCTGTACAAGGGCTAGGTGCAGATTTGATGACAATAGCAAGGGTGTCACTTTATAACAGAATGAGGAAACTAAACTATGAAAAAGCTAGGCTTGTCAATACGGTTCACGATAGTATTATCATTGATTGTGATAGTAGCCATGTTAGCACTTTAGCAAAGACAATGCTAGATGTATTTGAAGATGTACCTAAGAACTTTCAGAAGATGTTTGGTAAGGAATTTAACCTCCCAATGAAAGCTGAGGTACAGGTAGGAAATAATTGGAAAGATATGGAAATATGGAAAAATACCTAGTATTACTATCCTTAATCTTTTTAACTGGTTGTGCAGAGATTATTAGAAGTGTTGCAGTTAATGGTGGTGTTCAAGTAGTTGGTGAACAATATTTAATTACTCAGAAAAAACCTATTACAAAATGTAATGTAGTTAATGTAGTTAAAGGTAATAATATTTGTAGGGTAACTAGAGTATATGTAAAAAAGATATAAAGTTGTAGTTGACTTTATAGTTAGATATGTTATAATATATGTATAGTCTTATAAAAAGACTAATAAACAAGGAGATAGTATGATTATAGAAATTATTGATGTAGGAACCCCTGAGTCAGTGAAAACTGGTAAGGGACAATATCAGACATTACAAGTTAGTTTCAAGAATGAGCAAGGTCAAGTGCAAGGCAAGAAGCTTATGTCATTTAGTAACCCTGCTGTATTTAAGGATATTCAGGGCTATGCCAAAGGTGATCGTGTCGATGTAGTCACAGTTAAAGAAGGTGATTACTGGCAGTGGAAAGCTATTGCTAAAGAAGGTGATGCACCTCCTAGAGTTGAAGCTACTAAGTCAACTGGTGGCGGTGGTAAAGTCATTGGTAGTAATTATGAGACAGCAGAAGAAAGAGCTAGACGACAAGTGTATATTATTCGTCAATCTTCTCTATCAACTGCGGTGGAATTGTTAGGTCAAGGTAAACCAGTAAGTGAGGTTATCAACACTGCTAAACAATTCGAGGCTTATGTCTTCTCTAAAGAAGCTGATGGCGAAGTAGATTAATGGAAGCTTTACTAGACGGAGATATATTCGCATTTCGTGTGGCTTGTACCACAGAGAATGACAACGAGGCTATTGCCGTCTATCGTGTCAATGAGATGATTGAGAATACTTTAAATGAAGTAGAAGCTACTGAGTATAAATTATTCTTGACATCTCCTGACAATTTCAGGAAGCAAGTCTATCCTGAATACAAGGCTAATCGTACTGCAACCAAACCTAAGCACCTACAATTTCTTCGAGACTATCTTGTAGAGAGTTGGCAAGGAACAGTGGCTACTGGAATGGAAGCAGACGATTATCTTGGTATTAATCAAAATGAATCTAGTCTCATTTGTTCCATAGATAAAGACCTATTGCAAGTGCCTGGAAAGCACTACAACTTCGTTAAAAAAGAGTTCTATGAAGTAGATGAAGAAACTGGACTTAGAAACTTTTATACTCAACTATTGACAGGTGATACTTCTGATAACATAAAAGGTATAGCAGGAATTGGACCAGTAAAGGCTAAGAAAGCCCTTGCTGAGTGTTTTACAGAACAAGAAATGTTTTCTACTGTTAGAGAGATGTATGAAAATGATGAGTGGATGATAATGAATGGAAGATGTTTATACATCTTGAGATCACTAGATGATGACTATCAACATCATTTTGAAAGACTATCTAATGGCGAATAAGGAATGGACTGAAGGTCGCTTAAAATCATTTATAACTTCTACCTTACGAGGTGGTTTTAGAAGGTATCCCCCAAAATATGAATCTCTTAAAGAAGCTCAAGTTGGTAAAAAAATTAACGACAAATCTCAACGCTTGGCTATGCACTATGAATGTGCTGGATGCAAAGGGCATTTCCCTGCTAAGGAGGTTCAGGTGGATCACATACTTCCTGTGGTGTGCCCTAAAAAAGGATTCGAGTCGTGGGATATATTTATTGCACGGCTCTTTTGTTCATCGGATAATCTACAAGTACTCTGCAAAGGTTGTCATGACGAAAAAACAAAAACGGAAAGGGTAAAGCGTGTTAGTAAAAGGACTAAAAGCTGATGGCTCTTTCGAGAGTGTAGAGATAGATGAGCAAGAAGAAGAAATATTATTAAAGATGGTAGCAAATTATATAGTAAGAAATTGTGTACTAGAACAAACGGAAGAAGGTCATGAGATATACCTGCACTATCTTCCTGATTGGGTATATGAAGGGAAGTTACAATGACTGATAGATTATCAAAATTTAGGGCTAGGCTTAAAAAGATAGGTATAGATGTAACTTTTGCGGCTAACTATCCTTGGATTTATTTTGATACTATTAACGGAAAAGAAGTGACAGGAACATTCCATGCCAATCATGGTTGGACTGCTTTCTTTTTACATTTGGATGGTTCTTATAAGTTTAGCGACAGACGAGAAGTGTTTAAAAAAGTAAGGGAATTATCATATGAGTAAGAATGATATAACAGGTGACAGCATTCAAACAAAAGGATTCTTTACTAAACAAGGTGAAGAAAACTTTGAACGCATATTCGGTAAGAAGCAATCAAGAATTGATGTGATCTCGCAGAATGGTAACACAGGAGACCATTATGAGTATGAGTTGAATAAAAGCACAGGTGAAGTAGAGAAACGATTTAAAGATGGTGTAGCTAAACCTAATGGAGAACAGTTTAATGACGAGTAAAATACTATTGCTAGATATAGAGACAAGTCCCAATACTGTCCATGCGTGGGGTATTTGGGATCAGAACATTGGATTGAATCAAATCCTTGAAAGCTCTACAACACTCTGCTATGCAGCAAAGTGGTTAGGTAAGAAAGAAGTTATATTTGATTCAGTGAATAAGTCGTCACAAAAGAAGATGCTACAAGGTATTCACAAACTTCTAGACGAGGCTGATGCAGTCATTCACTATAATGGGGCTAGATTCGATATTCCTACCCTCAATAAAGACTTTATCTTAAATGGTATGACACCTCCTGCTCCATTTAAACAGATTGATCTATTGCAAGTTGCTAAGAGACAGTTTAGATTTGTTTCTAACAAACTAGACTATGTTTCTCAAGCTTTAGGACTTGGTAAGAAAGTAGCACATGAAGGACATGAGCTTTGGATTAAATGTTTAAACAAAGACCCACAAGCTTGGAAGACAATGGAGAAGTACAATAAGAATGATGTAGTGCTCTTAGAGAATGTCTATCAACGCTTTAAACCATGGATTAAGAATCACTTGAATTTATCTGTCTTATCTGAAGATGGTTTAGTCTGCCCTAATTGTGGTGGAAAACATCATCAGAAGAGAGGATATGCAATAACAACTAATGCTAAGTATCAACGCTTCCAATGCCAAGGATGTGGAAATTGGTTCAGAGGTACTAAGAGTATTAGCCATAAAACAGGAGAGAAGTATGTCAACATCGCTTAGTAAACAAGTAGGAGGAGACCATTATAAGAAATTTACTATACAACCCATAGAGTTTATAACTAAAAACAATATACCTTTTATAGAAGGAAACATAATTAAATATATCTGCAGATGGAAAGACAAGGGTGGTAAAGCTGACCTAGATAAAGTCATTCACTATGTAGAGCTATTAAAAGAATTGAAAACATGATAACATTAACTGAATTACAAGAAAAGATTATTGAACAAGTTTCAGAAGTAGATTTAATTGACCTTCTAGGACTTACTACTGAGGATTTAGTCTATGCCTTCCAAGACAAAATTGAAGATAGGTTCGAGAGATTGGTCAGTGAATTGGAACTTGGAGATAACACTTCCTCCGATTAATTTATATAACTACGCTATAAGAAAGAAGATAATGGATAAAAGTCAGAAGATATTAAGTGACATCACCATATTTAATAAATATGCTAAGTATGTCCCTGAAACCCAACGCAGAGAAACTTGGGAAGAGTTAGTAAGTCGTAACATGGTCATGCACATGAAGAAGTATCCACAGTTAAAAGAGGAAATTAAAGATGTTTACAAATATGTTTACAATCGTCAAGTATTGCCTTCTATGCGTAGCTTACAGTTCGGTGGCACTCCTATTGAACTCAGTAATAATCGTATGTTCAATTGTGCTTATTCCCCTGTCGATCATCCTGCCGTTTTCAGCGAGACCATGTTTAACTTACTTGGGGGAAGTGGTGTGGGCTTTAGCGTACAACGCAGACATACAGATAGACTCCCTACTATCGTTGGTCCATCCGCTAAACAACGACGATTCTTGGTAGGAGATTCTATTGAGGGTTGGGCTGATGCTGTTAAAGTATTAATTAAAGCCTATACACTTGGTAAATCTGATCCAGTATTTGACTTTAGAGACATTAGACCTAAAGGTGCTAGACTAATCACTTCAGGTGGTAAGGCTCCTGGTCCTGACCCATTACGCATCTGTTTAGATAAGCTTCGTAGTGTGTTAAACAATGCTGTTGGTCGTAAGCTAGAACCTATCGAAGTACATGATATGATCTGTCATATTGCTGATGCAGTACTCTCAGGTGGTATTCGTAGAGCTGCCCTAATCTCTTTATTCGATAAAGATGATATGGACATGATGTCAGCTAAGAGTGGTGACTGGTGGGAACTTAATCCACAACGAGGTAGAGCTAATAATTCAGTAGCTTTAAATCGTGAAGAGATTACAGAAGAAGAGTGGTCTTCCATTTGGAAACGAGTAGAACAATCAGGTGCAGGAGAACCTGGAGTATTTTGGACTAATAACTATGATGTAGGTACTAATCCATGTGCTGAAATTAGTTTAAGACCTAACTCCTATTGTAATCTAGTTGAAGTTAATGTATCAGATGTAACAACTCAAGACACACTTAATGCTCGTGTTAGGGCTGCAGCATTCATTGGTACATTACAAGCTGGCTACACTGACTTCCATTATCTAAGAAGTGTATGGAAAGAAACTTCTGAAGAGGATGCACTACTTGGTGTTTCTATGACAGGTATTGCTTCAGGGGGTGTTCTTAAATTAAACTTAGCGGAGGCTGCAGGTGAGGCTAAAGAAGAAAATAAACGAGTTGCGAATATTATTGGCATCAATGAGTCTGCAAGAATTACTACTGTTAAGCCTGCTGGCACTACTTCTTTGGTACTTGGTAGCAGTAGTGGTATTCATGCTTGGCATAATGATTACTATATTCGCCGTATGCGTGTAGGTAAGAATGAACCATTATACAGATATATGACTTCAACTGTACCTGCTTTAATTGAAGACTGTGTATGGAAACCACACTTAGAAGCTGTTATGAGTTTCCCTCAGAAAGCTCCTGAAGGTTCTATCCTTCGTACTGAAAGCTATAAAGAAATCTTAGAACGAGTTAAGAAATTTAACTTAGAGTGGGTAGCTTATGGTCATGATAGAGGTGATAATAAACACAATGTTTCTTGTACCATTTCATTAAAAGATGATGAGTGGGAAGAATGTGGTAAGTGGATGTGGGAGAATCGTTATAACTATACTGGTATCTCTGTACTACCTTATAATGGAGGCACTTATCAACAAGCTCCATTTGAAGACTGTACTAAAGAAATCTTCGATGAAATGTTTAAACATCTTCAAGAGATAGACTTAACGAAAGTAATTGAAACTGACGACCATACAGAAGCTAAAGATAACTTGGCTTGTAGTGGATCAAGTTGTGAACTTACATAAATAGCTTGACTTTATCTCACATATATGTTATAATATGTGTATAAGGAGTAATAAATGGCTAATGTAAATCTCATTAATAATGGAAGTAGAAAATGTGTTAAATGTGGTACTTGGAAATTATTTTCTGAGTACCATAAACACAAAGGATGTAAAGAGGGTATTAATACTGTATGTAAATCTTGCAGAAAGCCTATATCTAAAGAAAGTTATAGACAAAAAAGTAGAGAGTATAATATATGGCATAGAACAAAAGTTAGAGCTAAAGTAAAGGGTATTCCATTTACGATAGAAATATCTGATATTATTATTCCTGATATCTGCCCTGTATTTAAAGTACCTTTTAAAATAAATGACCATAACTATGCACCATCTATTGATAAGATTATACCTGATCTTGGGTATGTAAAAGGAAATATTCAAATTATATCCAATAGAGCAAATATGTTAAAAGGAAATGCTAGTGTAGATGAAATTAAAAAGCTGTATGATTTTATGAAAGGCGAGGTAAACTAATGTATTATTTTGGATCAGAATTTATTAGTGGAGTTAATGTAGGATTTGAACACATGAGTTATAAACAGATTGGTAGGAAAGGGAAGGGGTGGATACTCCTTCTTGATCTTGCA